GTGCGCTCCCACCGGCCGGCCGCATAGGCCACCCGCATGTTGACATCGAAGATGGTCCGCAGGCGGCGCGGGCTGCCCAGCTGCACCAGGCGTTCCTCGCCGGTCAGCGGATCGACCGCGCGCGCCTTTCCCCACCAGCCGGCCGCCTCCAGCAGCGGTCTCAGATTCTTTTGAAAGGTTTCGAAGGCGGTTCCGTCGGCCAGCGCCTTGTCCACCACGTCGCGGATGTCCTGCAGAACGGACGCGCGCATCGCCTTGGCGACGGTAAACGCCTTGGCATGCTCTTCCTGCCACATGTCCTGCCAGGCGAAGCTGGCCTTGAGCCCCTTGCCGCGGAAGTACCTGATCGCCTCGGCGGGCGGCAGCGGCTTGAGGCTGATCTCGGCCATGGTCGGCCCGTCAGTACATCACGAGGATGCAGGAAGGCCCGCCCGCGCCGCCGTTGAGGGTGGCCGCGCCCGTGGTGCTGGCCCCGCCGCCGCCCGCGCCGCACTGGCCGGTTCCCGAGGCCGCGTTGACGCCCGCCGCGTTGACGCCGCCCGCGCCGCCGGCCTCGCTGGCCGTCGAGCCGCCGATGCCGCCCTGACCCGCCGCGCCGCCCTGCCCGGCGGTGATCGCCTCGGAGATGACGAAGACGCCGCTTGTCCAGGGCGTCGGCGATTCCTGGCCCCAGATCTGCGCGATGCTCGATGCGCCGGCGTTGCCGCCGGTCGAGCCCGCGCCATGCCAGCCGCCCCCGGCGCTCAGCGTTCCGAAATTGACCACCGATCCGTTGACGCCGGAGCCGCCCGCTGTCCCGCCCTGGCCGCCTGCATTGAAGTTCTGATAGGCGATGCTGGCCAGCGGGGTCACCGCATAAAAGGCGCACTTGGTCTCGCCCGATGATCCGCCGGCGCCCGCCGCCGCCGCCGTGCTGACCCCGCCGCCGCCGCCGCCCTGGCCTTGCAGGCAGACCAGCAGATTGGTCACCCCGGCCGGGACGATGAAATTGCCAGACCCGGTCAGCAGGCTGGCGCCGGCGAAATTGGTCCCCGTCGCGGTCAGCGCGCCGCCGGAGAACGCCAGCCCGGCGCCCACCGGACAGGCCTGTGTCTGGGTGACGGCGCCGGTCGGATTGCACAGCACCACGTTCGGCGCCAGCGTGCGGATCGCCGCGAAGTCCACGGCGCCGGGGGCGAACGTGGGATTGGGCAATGCGCCCGCCAGCACCCCGCCGACCGGGCCGCCCGGCGGATAGGCGCTCGACGCGATATCCGCCCGCGCATGCGCCGTCAGCAGGATCGAGACGGCGATCGCCGCCATCGTGGCGCCCATCAGGGCGATCTTGCGCGAAGTCATCATCAGTTGGTCGCCTTGGTCTTGAGCATGTCCCACCAGTCGTCGCAGGTGGACGTCCCGCCGCCCGGCCAGGTGTAGGGCGTGCAGTGGTACGTGGAATCCTTGACGATCCAGTGGTTGTCGTTCCCGGCCTGGCAGAAGATGCACAGGTCTCCGGTGTTGCCGCCGTTGCCGGGCGCGCCATCAGCGAGCCCCGATCCGTTCTTCTGGCGGATCTGCCACCAGATCCAGCCGACGTTGCCGGTCCCGCGCCGCGCGTTGAACATGTCGAGCATGTCCGATGTGTACTGCCAGGCGCCGGGCGTCACCGTGCGCACGCCGATCTGCTCGATCAGCACCGGCGCGTTATAGGTCGACGAGAACAGCCCCGCGCAGTTGTCGTACATCGTCGTCAGGGTCGTGGCGTTCATCAGGTATGACGTCGCGCCGATGCCCGGATAGGTGCAGGAGACGGTCGGCTGGTCGCCGCGGGTGTCGCCGTAATAGTCGGGATAGCCGCGCAGGGTGGTGAAATTGACCTTGGCCTGGGCGGTGTAGCCGACGACGACGCCCGCCACGCTGCCGGCCCACTCGTACCAGTTGGCCGCATAGACGATGCCGCTCTGGTCGGGCAGGAAGATGCCCGGCAGCCCGGGCGAGCCCAGCAGCGTGCGGACGTTATAGTTCTTCGCCGACCCGACCATGATCGGCGTCACCGTATCGACGGTGCGGATCGCGTTGATCGCCCCCTCGTACATCGTCGCGACCATGGCGTTGTCGAACTGATGGCCGGTCGGCTGGGTGGGATTGGGTTCCGTGGCCAGCTCGTAGAGCGCGATTTTGCGGCCGGCGTAGCGTTTGGCCAGGAACTTCCACATCGCCTGATAGCGGGCCTGGATGTCCGGGTTGGTGTAGAAGTCGCACTTGTTGGTGGTGATGCCGACCACCGACCACAGGCCGACGGCGTCGGCCGCCGCGACCTGGCCGTCCAGAATGCTCAGCTGGCCCTGCGTGAAATACCCGCTGGCGTCCGTCCCGGTCCCCGCCGGCGCCGGCGGATCATAGGCGTCGTTGCTGACCGGATAGGGCGTGTTGCAGTCGCCCTGCGGGTCGTAATACCACTGCGGCGTATAGCGCAGCACATTGAAGCCGGCGGCCTTGAGCGTCGCCGCGTCGCCGGGCGCATAGACCTGCACATTGGCGATCGAGCCCTCGTTGAATCCGCGCAGCGCGACCGAGGCGCCCGCGTGGTCGACCAGCTGCTGGCCGCGCACATACAGCCGCTCGACCGGCGCCGGCGGCTGATAGCCGAACCCGCCCGCGCCCATGCCGGCGACGCACTGGCTGGCCCAGCTGAGCCACGCGAGGATCAGACAGAGCGCGCGCATCTAGCCTCCGGTGGCGGAGAACGTCTGGCCCATGACGGGCGCGGAGACCTCGATCGTGCCCTGCTCGACCGCGCCGTTAGAGTAGGCGCAGGTGAAGCTGCCGCCAGGGCTCAGATAGAACGCCGCACTGGTCGGAAAGCCGGAGCTGATCGCGCCCACCGTGAAATAAAGCACGCCGCTGCTGGTGTTCTGGATGATGCAGCCCTTGCGGATCGCCGGCGGCGTCGGCGCGGTGAACAGCACCTGCCAGGTGTTGGCCGTGGCGATGCTGGGCGTGGTGACCATCGAGCTGACCGGGTTGCCCGGCAGGTTGGTGACTGTCACCGGCGCGCCGAGGGAGAAGGCCGAACCGGCGCAAAGGCACAAGGCGGCGGCGAAAGAGGCTGCGCGGATCATTGGTAAAAGCTCACGACGATGGTGCAGGGATTGGCGACGGGAACGAGTTTCAGGCTGGCGAGGTCGCCGCTGAACAGCCGCTCGGTAAATGCCGGCAGGAACATGCCCGAACCCGACGTCGGCGGATTGGCGGGATCGTCCGACCAGTAGCCGTCGGAGCCCTGGAATTGCACCACGGCCCTGGTCGCCCCCGCCGGGACATCCGTGGCGATCGACGTCACGCCTCCGGGGTTGGTGTAGGTCTTGCGCGGCGAAACGGGAACCATCGGGGAATCTCCTGTGCCTGATCCGCCGCCGCCCGATGCGCCAGGCGCGCCAGGCGCTCCGGCATAGCGCACGATCAGCGGTGAGCCGGACGTATCGGTGTTGAGGGTGAACGCGGCGACCTGGCCGCCGGCGCGCGGCGTGCGGATGCTGAACGGCCGGATCAGGATGTCGTCGTCGCCGCCGGTGGTCAGCTCGACCAGCATATGCGTCAGGTCGATCGCGCCCTCGCCCGTGGGCAACAGCGCCGCCACCGTCACGGCCGAGAGGCTGAACTCCAACGTCCCCGCGCCGATCACCACGCCCGCGGCCGAGGCCAGCACCGCGCCGCCGCCATCGACCACCCGCTGCACGAACGCCCGCCCGGTCAGGTTCTGCGGCACGTCCGGCCCATAGCCCAGCGGATTGGCCGTCGTCAGCAGCAACGTGCAGACCGCCGGCTGCCCGGTGATCACCAGCGCCGCCCCGGTCCCGTCATAGACGCCGCGGATGATCAGGGTGGTGGTCATCAATAGCCCCCTAACAGACCGGCGTTTCGGGCGCGGCGTTGGCCACGCCCAGCACCGGCGGTGAGGCGACGAACCCCTTGAACGCCTTGCCGCTGGCCAGCAGCGTCCCGTCGATCGCCTGCAGCGAGACCGAATGCGCCGCGCCAGGCGTCGCCGTGGTGGGCTCGACGCCCGCCGCACCCAGCGAAACAATGCCCGCCATGATCGCCATCTGGTCGACACCGCTGGCGGAGTAGTTGTTGAACTGGTTGAAATAGGCGGTGTGGCCCGTCTGCGAGACGATCAGCCGGATCTGCGGGGCCTTCACGTTCGCGGGGATCTGGTACCAGTGGAAGTTGGTGTAGGCCATCCACGGCCGCGCGGCATAGCCGGCGACAAGCGCCTGGTACTTGCGCATCTGCTGATAGAGGTTGCCGTTGGTCGACAGGAAGGTGCCGGAGCCATCGCAGGTGGTCGGCAGGCGGTTGGTCGCGAACGATTGCGAGAATTCAGATTTGATGAATGCGCCCGCGGCGTTGATATCCGCCGCGCGCCGGCAGGCCGTGCTGGCACAGGTCTCCCACAGATAATCCCAGTAAGCGAGCGCCGTGCCGGTATTGGTCAGCCCGCCGTTGGTCACCGGTATGCCCAGCGGCCCGGCGACGCCCTCGACCAGGTCGAGCATGTGCAGATAGTCGGTTGTGCCGGGATTGTTGTTGATCGCGTCTTCCTCGGCCGACACGCTGATCAGGTCGATGGTGATGCCGGTGGCCCGGAAGGCGGCAATCGTCGCGGCGATCCGCGCCTGAAAGGCCGCATCGGTTTCGAGCACCGGCCCGAAATGCTGATTGTTGCTGTCGCTGATATTGAGCAGGGTCAGTTCCATGCTCATGCCCAGCGCCTGGGCGGAGGCGGCGCTGGCCACGGTGTTGCCGCCGATCGCGCCGGCGACGTACTGCGTCACATGGGTGTCGAGCGTCACGCTGGGGACATTCTTCGCCACCGCTGTGATGGTCGCCGTCCCCGGCAGGCCGGGCAGCGCGGCCGAGGTCACCTGATCGCCGACCTGATAGATCGCGGCGAACGGCGTGCCCGGCGTTCCGTCCAGCTGCCAGATATAACCGGAGCCGGCGGGATTCAGCCCGGCCGGGTCGATGGCGTTCGTCGCATTCTCACAGACCGGCGCGTGCGGCGCCGATACCGGCCCGATGTCGCACAACGGCCAGAACGCCGGAACCTTCAGCCGCACCCGCTTGACGCCCAGCGCCGTGGCGGAGGCGATCAGCGATCCGCCGGGGCAGTTGGCGTCGCACGAAATGGCGAACGTCAGCGGCGCGGCCGACGCCTGGCCGAACGCGCAGAGCGCCAATAGCGCGGTGGCGGCCCAGCCGCGCATCAGACACCCACGCAAGGGCCGACCAACAGGACGTCTGTCGCGCCGGGGCTGGCCGCGGTGCGCGAGCCTGTCGTGTAGTAGGTCCACGTGATTGACGTCGTCGACCACGCGGTCGGCAGGCCCCAGATTGCGGTATTGGTGGTATCGAACAATGGACCGCAGGCCCAAAAATGGGAGGTGGCCGTCAGCCCGCTGACCGTGATCGTGGTAGCGGCCGACGACGACGCAAGCAGGATATCCATAGCGGCCGTGCCCGCTGACGCCGTGAACGCACATGTCGGCGAGCCGGTCCCCGCCTCTGCGCATGTCGTCGGCGCGGAGGCGGCCTCGGCAATGATCGCGTTCAACTTGGTTGTTGAGCCAAGGATCGTTCCGCCAGAGAACGTTTGCACCCCGGTGAACGACTGCGCCGCATCGGTCCGGGCCGCGGTGAACGAAGTGGTCGGCACAGTCATGGTGACGGCCGAGCCGGGATTCGTGATCGTCAGGTTGCCGAAAATCGGCATGGCCGCGAACGTGCAGGCCGCGCCATTGAGCAGACAATAGTTTGCGCCGGACGTGCCCGTATTGACCGACAGGGTCCCGGTGGTCGTTATCGTGCCACCACCCAAACCGGTCCCGGCGACGATGCTGGTGACCGTGCCTGAGCCGCCGGTGGCCGCGATTGTCTGGTTAGGCCATGTGCCGGAGATGGTGATGTTGGACCCAGCGACCAGCGCCGGCGTCGCCGTGCCCGATCCGCCGTTGGCGATATTGAGGATGCCGCCCAGCGTCAGCGTGCCGGAATTGGTGATCGGACCGCCGGCCAGCGTCAGGCCGCTGGTGCCGCCGCTGCCTGTTACGCTGGTGACCGTGCCTGAGCCGCCGGTGGCCGCGATTGTCTGGTTAGGCCATGTGCCGGAGATGGTGATGTTGGACCCTGCCACCAGTGCAGGCGTCGCCGTGCCGGTGCCGCCGTTGGCGATGTTGAGCGTGCCGCCGAGCGTCAGGGTGCCCGCGTTGGTGATCGGGCCGCCGGACAACGTCAGGCCGCTCGCGCCGCCGCTGCCTGTTACGCTGGTGACCGTGCCGGAGCCTGCGGTGCTCGGCAGCACCAGGCCATCGGAGGCGTGCGATTGACCGGCCAGGAGAGCCCAGGCCGAAAGGGCGACGATTGAGCGCTTCATCACATCACCGCCCCGAAGAGAGTGTTGGTCGAGGCGCTGCCCAACTGGGTTTTGACGATGCCGGCCGTGCTCGAATAGCAAACGGTGATCCCGGAGGTCAGCGCGACGGGATAGGTGCCCCCGCCAAGCGTGCGAAGCCAGGGGCCGGCGGCCGGCAGGGTGAACGACTCGATCAACACGCCGCCGCTGGATTTCCAGGCCAGCGTGCCGTCGGCGGGAATGGTCGCGCTGTCATAGATCTGCACGGTCTGCACCGCCGCCGCCGTACCGCCGACATAGAACGCGCTGCCCGCCGCCGGCTTGAAGATCGAGCACACCGTGTAGCCGGTGACCGCCGTGACCCCGTCCGACTGGAATCCGCTGGTCTGGGTCAGGCCATATTGCGATTGCCCCGTGGGCGCCGGGCTGATCGCGCCGGTGACCACGGTGGTCTGCGGGCCGCAATAGACCGGCTGCAGCGTGTTCGGCGTTAGTGTCGGCGCGGTGGTCGAGCACAATTCCAGCGTGCCCCACGCGCCCGACAGCGGCGTGCCCGCGGGAAACGCGAACTGCCCGGCCTGGGCGAAGGCCAGCAGGGGAATGACCAGGAGCGCCGTCAGGACGCCCCCGAAAAGGTGTCTCATGGTTTTTGCTCCGGTTCGATGCGTTGGCCGGTGATGCCCGCCAGGCGCGCGGCGAAGCCGGACTGGGCGAGGAGTTGGGCGATGTCGTCGACGCTCATCTGGTCGATCGCGCCGGCCAGCCGGTCGCGGACCTGTTCGAGGCTGGATGCGCCTGCCACCAGGCTCTCGACCGGCGAAACCAGCGCGCGGGCGATCGGGCGCCAGTCGCTGAGCGCGGCGTCGATTCCACGGTCGATCGCGTCGGGCGTTCCCGAAGTGTCGACAGCGGCCGACCCTGTCGCCCTCGATTGCCGTTTAAGAAGGTTTGAGAAGGCTAAGAAGGCACTCGCCGCCGCCTGCGCGGGGTCAGCCAGGGTCGCCAGTTCCTCGCCCCTGTCCGTGGCGTCTTCTGGAGTGGGTGTCGGATCGGCTCCGGAGGGATCAGCGGCGGTCGCGGCGGGCGCGGTCAGCACCTCCTCGCCCTCGTCCGGTTCGGGCGCGCCCAGCTTGTCGCGGGCCCACTTGACCGGGACCTTCATGCCCATCGGCACCAGGATCTGCAACGCGTCGCCCAGCACCTTGACGTCGGCGGCCTCCGGCAGGCCGATGCGCAGGCGCGGGAAGCGGCCCTTGGGCGGCGGCCCGTTGTTGAGCAGCACGATCGGGCGCACCAGGTCGCGGTTGAGCGTGCCCTGCAGCATGTCGGCGTCGGCCGCCATGATGTCGCGGCGCACCTCGTTGTGGATCTTGCCGACCGCGTGGCCACCGGCGATGGCGTCCGTCGTCGCGGTCTGGCCCAGCACGACTTTCGAGACCTGCTGATCGAGATACTCGGCCAGGGTCTTGAACACCTCGCCGTTGGCCCCGGCGCCGCCCTTGTTGTCGAGGAACTCGATCGTCATCGATTCGCTGATCACCGCGGCGGCGTCGCTGCCGATGTTGGCGACCGCGTTGGCCAGCAGGCGGATGTTCTCCTCCGTCTCGCCGACCCGGTGCTTGCCGATGCGCAGCGGCATTCCGTAGATCTCGGCGAAGGCGACCCAGTCCTTCATGCTGTAGTTCTTGAACAGCCACGCCCAGGCGACCGGCCGCGCCAGTCCCGAGCGGATCGGCAGGCCCGACTTGGCCGGATGGCGATGGTCGATGAACTTGTAGGGCGGCAGCAGGCGCGGCGGCCCGACGTCGCGCAACAGCAGCGTCTCGCCGTCGATGCGGTCGAACTGAAACCAGCGCGGATCGCGGCGTTTGAGAGCGCCGGGCATCCATTGCCGCTCGCTCATGTCCCAGATGATTTCGGTGGCGGAAAAGCCCTTGCCGACGGCGTCGAGGATGTCGAACAGCTCCATCTGCAGCTGGTCGCGGTTCAGCCAGTCGCGCACCAGGTCGGCGTCGGCCTCGCAGCGGGCGGAATCATCGGCAGCCTCGACGGTGATCTCCAGCTGCGCCACCGCGCGCTTGCGGGTGCCCAGCACGCCCAGATAGTGGAGATCCTTCTCCTCCATCTCCTCGGCCAGCGACAGATAGTCGATCGGCAGGCCCTGCTCGGCGCCCAGCATGACGGCGGCCATGGTCTGCGGGTCGATGCCCTGGGCGATGTGCGAGTCGAAGATCGACCGCACGCCCATCATCGTCGCGCCGGCGATCTCCTGGGTCAGCACGCTCAGATCGACCGGCTGTCCGTGGTTGTCGTCGCCCGGAACCACCGGCTGGCCCAGCGGATCGAGCGCGGGGCTCAGCGTCTGGTCATTCTCATAACCGTCCATCACCAGGTCCTCCCGCGACGCATGGAGGACCTGAACGAGCCGTCACGGGACTCGCGATAGGGATTGCCGGGAAAGTCGCTTCGCCCCCAGCGCGGAATCTCGTCATCGACCACGCGGCGCCCGTCGAAGAGCGTGGCGCGGCGCACGGGAGTATAGTCGAATTCGGTGACCGGACTTTCGCTGGCGGCATAGGCCAGGCACAGCGAGACCGAAAAGTCGCCGTGGCGCTGCAGGCCGTCGGTTCCCTTGGTGTGCGCGTCCTGCGGCACCATCGGGATGCCGCGAATCAGTTTGATCTGCCGCAGATCGTCGACCAGGTCGGCCTGCGCCGGGATCAACATCTTGCGATCCTCGAACGCGGCCTTCATGCGCGGCATGTGTTCGATGTACCAGGGCTGCGAGAGCTTGACGGCCTCGATCATCGTCGCGCCGTATTCCTGGACGGCTACTTCGCCCAGGTATCCGCCGTTGCCGGTGGCGTCGAGCTTGCCGCCGCCAAAGCGCGGCAGGCGGTCGCAGACATAGAAGAGCACCTGTTTCTGCGACTCATAGGGTACGTTGCGCATCTCAAGCACAAACGGCACGCGCCGTGTCAGCTCCGGCTCGACGGCCATCGGCGTGATCACCGAAACGTCGCCCGACCGCGCGAAGTCCTGGCCGAACACGTGGCGCAGGTTCGGATTGAGCAGCGCGAGTTCCGGGGCGACCGTCTGTTCCAGCCACGCCGCGATATAGGACTCACGCTCGGCCGGCGCCCGCAGCTCGAAGCCGGGCGGACATGTAAGCTTGAGCACCGGAGCGTCATACGAGCAGGCTTCGATCAGGACGCGGGTCAGATAGACGCCGGAGCCCTGCGCCGGGATGCACTCCAGCTCCTCGGCCGCGTCGGCGCCGTAGAACTTATAGATGCCCGCGCGCCAGGTCGCCTCGCCCTCGGGCGTCCAGGCGATGCCGCGCTTCAGGCACACGCGCTCATAGAGCCCCATGGCGATGGCGTCGTCGAACGTACAGCGCACCACCTTGCCCGGCCGTTTGCCCGAGCGGATCTCGGTGAGCAGTTCGTTGAAGGGGTTGTCCACGCCGTTGTGCGTGCTGATCACCAGCACCTTGCCTCCCCAGATCAGCAATGCCATCGCCGCCTTGAGCAGGCCGGGCGCGTCCTCGTGGAAGGCGAACTCGTCAAGGATCACGAAGCCCTGGCGACCGCGCAGCGAGCGGGGGCGGCTGGAGAGCGCGATGATCTCGAAGCCGCTGGCGAAGGCGATGCGGAACGCGGCGATGGCCTTGTCCGCTCCGTGGGCGTCCTGATCCTGAAACAGGAACTCGGCCACCTCGGTGCACGCCGGCATGAACGCCCGGGCCCACATGGCGCACACGTCGATGAACTCGCGCGCCATATCGAGGTTGTAGCCGATATAGAGGACGTCCATCCCCTGGGCGACTTTCGACGCCCCGGCCGCCAGCACGGCGTCCGCGCCCACGCCCCAGGTCGCGCCGATCCGGCGGCTCTTGTCCAGGGCGACCAGCTGGTAGGCCGTCGTCGCCATGAGAAACTGCTTTTGATAGTCGAGCAGGATCTCCGGCAGCGTCTTGTTCTGAAAGCCGGCCGGCAGCGCCTGCATGGCGTCGCGACGGTGCTCGGCCCATTCAGCCTCGGAGATCGGGCCCAGTTCGTCGACCGCGCCAATCATGCCGGCTTCTCCGCAGGCACGAGTTCGGCGGGCAGCTGGCGGCGGTAGCGCCACGCCAAGTCGTCGAGATAGGCCGCCTGCTTTTCGGTCAGCGCCTTGGGCGACTGCTTGCGCGAGCGGGTGGCCATGGTGCGCACGAAGCGCTTGTCGAAGCTGGCGGGTAGAGACGAACAGCGCTCAAGCGCCTGGGTCTGGAGGATCTGGTGTTCCGTCACTGGGCAATCCCCAGGATCTCGGACTTGATCTTGTCGATGGTGTCGCGCGACAGGCCGCCCTCGCGTTTGGCGACCTTGTCCACGGCCTTTGCGGCGTCGGCCGCCGCGGCCTTGCGGATGGCCAGCGACCTGTCGGCGTCCGTCTTCAGCGCCCTCGAAATCTCTCCGATCGACTTGGCGAAGAACATCAGGTTTTCCGGATCGAGGGTCGCGCCCTCTTCCATGCCGGCCAGCAGGTCGAAGGCGAGCGACTGAAAGCCTTGCGCCAGCACCTGCAGGCCCTTGCCGTCGGCGATCTGCGGTCCGACCTCGGCGACCAGGCGATCGGTGATGTCCTGGCTGCGGCGCACGCGGGCGCTGATCGCCTCGAACTGCTTGGCGTAGCGGCCGATGCCCGATCGGCTGGGCAGCTCTGTCTCCGGACTCGCCAGGGTCTTGAGGTGGGCGACGATGTCGTCGAGGCTGACGCGGTCTCGAAGCAGCCGGTTGATCTCCTCGCGGATCGTTGGCGGCAGGTCATAGACCTTGGAGCGGGCCATTCTCAGGCCCCCGGCGCGGGCTTCTGCACCCCGGGCATGTGGGCGCGGCCCTCGGCGACATCGAGGCCGCGATCGGTCAGCGTCGACACCACCACGCCGCTGACGTCCTGATTGCGCACGGCGCCCTGTTCGGCCAGCCAGGCAAGCTCGCTCTTGATCTGGTCGCGGCTGGCGCCCAGACCGAACTCGGCGGCGGCCGAGTGCATGATCGACGAATTGGCCCGATACCCCGGCGCGCCGACCAGCAGGCGCAGCAGGGTCAGGCGAAGGTGTGCGGTGAAGTGCTCGGTCATGACGTCCGGCCGTTAAGCGCGCGGTTCATCAACAGACCCTCGATCCGATCCACGCCGGCGGCGGTGTGTTTCGTGCTGGCGGCGACCACATTCAGCTTCCCGTCCAGCCGGGCGATGTCGGCCTGCGTGGCGACCTGGTCGAGACGGCTGGTGTGGGCGATCAGCAGGCCGGCCTGGCGCTCGACCTCGGCGCGCAGTTGCAGGTGCGGTTCGGTCTCATGCCAGTTATCGGCCGTCGATTGGGCGCGCGTGATGCGATCCTCCATCTGCTTGGCCAGACCGCCCTTGCGCCAGCGCCCGTCGCGCGCGGCGACCCACAGCGCGCAGGCGGTGGCGATGGCCGCGCATCCCGCGCTGAAGGTCGACGTCGTTTCGAGATCCACGGCGATCATTTCCCCAGCGCGGAGGTGGCGGAAAGCGGGTGACTAGTTCGTGGCGGGCGCCGGCGCGGCGAGCGCGGCGGCGGTCGCGGCCGGCACCGTGGGCGCGGGGCTTCCGACGGCCTTGAGATCGGACGTCCACTTGACCACGGCCGTGGCCAGCGTGGTCTGGTCGGCGATCAGCCTGGCGGCGTCGCCCGGCAGCAGGGCCTTGTTGGTCGAATAGTCGATCTTCGCCTGCAGCAGGTCGTTGTTGACCGCCTCGGTATCGGCGATCACGGCGGCCTCGTCAGACTGGATTTGCGGGCTGAAATACGAGCCGAGGCTGGCGCAGGCGGACGTCAGCAGGGCGATCGGGACGATGAAGGCAAGAGCGAGCGTTGCGCGTTTCACGATTGAGGTCCTTGGACGGGGGGTGGGGCGACTGTCGTAGGGGCGGGCGTGGCGGTGGCTGTGGGCGTCACGGCCTGGCGCATGATCAGGCTGACCAGCGTCACGGAGGCCGAGGCGACGCCGGCGATCTGCTCGGCGGTGAGATGCAGCCCGAACGTCGCGCCCAGCGTCAGCGCGGAGGTCACCGCTCCGCCGACCAGGATCGGCTCATTGGCGGGCAGCGCGCGGAGGAACCCGAGGATGTTCATGGCTTTGTCAGCCCCTTGACGGCCCACATCACCGTCTCCTCGACCTTGGTCTTGGCGATCGAGACCTCGCGGCTGGGCGGCAGTTTTTCCAGGGTGAGGAACAGCGCCTCGCCGATGCTTTTGACGGCCAGGACCTGCGCGGCCGTCTCTGGATCGAGCGGCTTCCAGGGCCCGGCGCGCATCACGTCGCTGTGTGCTTCGTCACTCATCAGACCACCACCTCAATCTTGTGATCGCCGCTCTGCCAGATCGCGTGGCGCGCGTCGGGCGGCAGGATGATGCAGCCGTGGCTGGCGTCGTTGGCGGCGTTGTTGCCGTGGATGCGGAACGCGGCGCGGCCGAATGTGTTGGTCCCGGCCAGCGGGTCGAGGTCCATGGTGTAGGGGCCGGTCTGCGCCGAGGTGTGCGGACTGCCGATCGCGTACAGCCCGGGCGGGATCGGCCCGACGGCGATGACCTTGATCATGTCCGGATTATTGCGGCCCTCGGCGAGAGAGTGGCCGCGCCCTGAATAGCCGACAAATCGACGCTCGCCCGCGCCGTCGGTAACGGCGCCATCGGTGATGCGGTAGGTCCAGGACATGAACGGACGCTAGGCCCGGTCCCGTCAGGCTATCACCCTGAACTAATTCAGGGTGAGGTGGTCAGAACAACGCGCCCTGCCGGGAGGGTGATGTTTCAGGCTCCGAGAGGATTTTGTAAACCCATCTTTCGGTGATGCGCAGTTTTCGGGCGATATCGGCGCGCGTCACCCCCGCCGCGTCCAGCTCGCGCACCATGGCCTTCTTCGCCGGCAGCATGGGGATGTCGATGCCGCAGCCGTGAAACGCCCCGGCCAGCCGATCGGCGCCCGAACGGCCCAGCGCCACGGTGATCGGGTGATGCTCGCCGGGCGAACGCGGCACATACAGCCGCCGGCCGCCGAACGCCTCGGCCAGCTTCCGCGCGCCCTCCTCGCCCAGAATCCGCCGCAGGTTCGCGCCGGTGGCCTCCAGCCCCTCGTATTGCTCGGCCGCGCTCAATGCAGCGCCTTCCGCGTCAGATCGGCCAGCGCCAGGGAGGTTCTCAGAGCCTCCTGAGTCGCTTCCTGGAAGTCTTTCAGACGGTTGAGAATCTCGCCGCGCGGCGCATAGCGATACCGCCGCTCCGCCAGCACCCGGCGCTCCTCCGCCGCCTCCATGGCCGCGCGCGCGTCCGAAACCTCTCGCCATGCGAACAGGTCCACGGAGCTGGCGCGGGCGGCGGCCATCATCATCCCCGGCGCGCCGCCAGCAGCGTTTCCAGCCGCGCCTTGACGCTCGCCAGATCGCCATCCTGCGACCAGCCGGCCCGCTGCGCCATCGCCTTGAGCGCCTCGATCAGCTTGTACATCCGCGCCCCGTCGGACCACTCCAGCGCATCGACCTTCAGCTGCCGCACGCCAAACGCCCGCAGCGCCGCCTCCGAGCCGTCCCGCACCACGCCCAGCTGGTGCAGCGAGATCCACAAGGCGCGAGCCTTGCGCGCGGCGGGGGAGTCTTGCTTGTTGTTGACAACAGGTTTGCGTGTCGTGGACGCCACCTTCGGCTTCCAGCCCTTGGCCTTCAGCTCATCGAGCACCCGCGACAGATCCGACGCCGAGCACTTCGACGCGCTGTCGTGCCCGGTCAGCCGGGCCAGCATCGCCCGATAGGCCCCATCGTCGATCGCCAGCTCCTTGCAGGCGATATGCACCTTGGCCAGCATGGCGCGCGGGGCGGTCAATGCACCGGCCTCCGCACCACGCCCTGACCGGAGCAGTTCGGGCAATGCGCCTGGATTTCCAGCGCCCTCAGCTCGGCCCCTACATCGACCAGCATGCGGAAATCGATATGGCTGAACGTAAAGCCATCCCCGCCGCACGCTTGGCAGTCGTCGAAGTCGTCGTCGATGTCGGGGAAGGTGGTCACGACGCGACCTCCGGAGCCTTGAGATCGCCCCACTTGATCAGCACGCCGGCAAAGACCTCGCCCGGATGGATCATGCACCACCAGCGATGCATGTGCTCCCAGGGCTCGATCCGGCCTCGAAGGCCGTCAAAACCGTCGCTGAGAGCGAAGGCGTCCAGTTCGTCGATCTCATTGATGACGATCGCGTCGTCGATGGTGATGGTCTGCTCGACCAGATCGATGCGGATTTCGTGAACGCTCTCGACCGTCGACTTCCCCAGCAGCCGGCAATGGCGCGTGCGCATGCCGTGATAGAGCTGGATTTCCTCGCCGGGCCGCGCGTGGCGCTTCCTGGGCAGGCGGATCGTCTGGCGCTTCGTCCCCGATGCGACGCNATCGACGAAGGCGGTGTTGAAGGAATAGGCGACCATCACGNCACCTGCGGGATGTTGCGAATCGACTGCGGAAAGGCGCGCAGCGTCGCCGCGATGGCCTCCATGGCCGCGATCTCGTGATCGGCGGCGGCGATCTGTTCGGATAGCGTGATCATGACGGCACGCCCGCCTTCCGCGCCGTGCGGGCCCGGTGCTCAAGCTGCGCGACCGCCAGGATCGTGGGCTTCAGTTCGGCGGGCGCGGTGTCGTAGGCGACGAAGGACTTGTGAGGGCCTCCATTCAGCCGGGGAATGATCGCCCTGGGAACCAACGTCCAGTTCGCGACGTCGCAATTGGCCGTGTCGCCATCCAGGCACTTCAGCGCGAAGCCCTTCGGCAGCGGGCCGTTGATGGCCTCCCAGTTGATCAGATGGACAGCGCGCCAGCGAGCCTGCAGGGGCATGTCGTCATTGATCTTGCGCACCAGATAGCCGTCCCGGATCGTCTCGAAGCCGATCGGCTTGTACACATCCAGCGCGACGCCGCCGCGGTGGCCGGGCTTGAACTGGGTCGCGGCGCAGTTGGCGTCGTATGCCCTCGGGACGCCCTTGTTGACCGGGGNGGAGCCCTTTTCGAAATGCCCGGTGCGGCCGGTTTTCCAGCCTTTGCGCTTGCGCAGTGAATGCAGAGCCGCGGCCGTAATGTCCCGGTCGAAGGCCGCGCAAAAGGCGGCGTGATAGTCGCCGATCGGNAGGGTGCGATTGGCCTCCAGCCACGCCATTTCCTCGGCGCTGTATTGAATCCACTTGCCCTTCATTTCGAGCTGTCCCCGATGGCGGGCAGCATGTCGCGGAAGCGGTCGCCATGAGCGGCGACCACGGCCACGGCCTTCAGCGTCAGCTCGGCGCCGCGCAGAATTTGATCCGACAACTTGACGATGGCGTCGGCGCGCTTGGCCTCACGATCGATCGTCTCGGCGTCCAGGCCCTCTTCCGATAGCCGCTCAAGTTGGGCGAACAGATGGTTATTCAGATCTGGGAGTTTGTTCTTCATTGCGCGTTCCTCGGCAGCCTCAGTGTGATGTTGACGCGGACGTNGCAGAGGCCGTTGAAGACGGCGACCAGCGTGGTGTGGGATTGGCCGGCGTAGCAGCGCACGCGGCGGGGTGGGTTCATCTCGGTCAGCAGGTCGCCATAGGGCTCGAACAGCGCGGCGATCGGCGCGGTCCAGTCGATCCAGACGGTCGGGACGCGGCGGCGCTTACGGGACATGGCGCACCGCATTGCCCACCTGGCAGGCGAACCGCTGGAAGGCGGTGTTGAGTTGGGCGGCGCCGTTCACCAGATCGGCGCGGAGGGCGTCAAGGGCAATCTGCGGGCCAAAGTTGGCGATGATCGCGTCGCACAGGTTGCGTTCGGCCAGGTCGACGGCTCGCACGGCCTCGATCGCCCGATAGCCGTGAATCACCGTCGTGTGGTCGCGCTCGAACTGGTGGCCGAGGCGATTCCAGCCGAAGTCGGGGCGCAGCTTGCGCGCGGCCCACATGGCGCGATGGCGCACGCGGGCAATCTGACGATGGCGCCCCGGCTCCAGAATGTCGCGCACGCTGACGCGGCTCTGGCAGGCGGCGAACTCTATGATCTGGCGGACGGTCGGTTTCATCGGGCGTAGCGGGCCATGCGGCTGATGTCGGCCTTTTTCGGCTCGATGCGACCGCCGCCGGCGATGGCGCGGTGGCCGGGGCAATAGGCGCGGTCATCCTCGTCGCGGGCGGCGCCGCAGAAGGTGAAATCAGACGCCGTCGGATCGCCGATCGGCCACTTGCACATGTGGGCGCCCAGGGTGTGGATGGTCGCCAGACCGGGGCCTTCGCGGGGCGGTTCCGGCTTCGGCGGCGCCGTGACGACGACGGAGAAGGCCGGCTTGGTGTAGTGGCGCAGGTCGGCCTTCGGGCGCGGCGCACTGGGCGCCTTGGGCGCTTTGGGCAGGTTCGCGGCGGGGTTGAAGGCGCTCTTGCGGGCCACGTTGCCCATGCCGGCGCGATGCACGATGCCGATCACGCTGTTGCGCGAACGGTGGATCTTGAAGACGTCATGGATCTTCGTGGAGATCTGGCTGGCGCTGAAGCCGTCCGTCCACATCTGGGCGACGACGGTCTTTTCCTCATCCGACCAGCGGTCATTGAGCGAGGTGTTCACGGTCATGTCTAATCTCCGACGGTGATGACGATCGCGCCGAGGCGTTCGGCGATCAGGGGTGACCACCGGGCGCGGACGCGGTCGGCGGCGAAAGCGGTGCGGGCGACGATGAGGACGGTTTCGCCGTCCTCGACGCGCAGCGGCTCGATCCACGACTTCCACGGCGCCTCGCCGATCAGCGGGATCATCCAGGCCAGCGGGTGGGCGGACGGCGCGGCCTCGGCGGGCGCGGCCGGGGCCGGAGCGGGGAAGTCCTCCCAGCGCCGCTGGCTGAGCCAGGTGCGGGCGTGGGGGATGAAATGCGATTCCTTGCCGGCCTGTTTGACGTAGGCGGCATAGCGGCCGGCGGCGGCGACGATCTCCTCCGGGTCCGCGCCCTCGCGAACCCGGCGGGCGAACACCTCGCGCGCGGCGGCCTTGGGGTTTTCCGGGCGCGCCGGATAGGCGTCCCAGAACCGGCCGAAGGCCTGCAGCGTGGCTGTCGGAATGCTCGACATGGCGATCAGGCCGAGGCGACGTCGATGGCGACGTGGCGCCACGGGCCGTCGGCGCGGTCGCGGCGATAGATGTTGACGTAGCGCTTGGAGCCGATCACCCGGATCGAGTCGCGGATCGCCTCCATCGCCCGCAGCCACTGCTCGTTCTTGATGTCATAGCGCAGCAGGCCCAGCAGCCGGCCGCGGTTGATGGTGTTGGAGCTGTCGACGTCGAAGGCATAGTTGACGATCGTGCGCAGGTCGGCGTCGGCGTCGGACGCCAGCTTGATCAGGTATTCGTCGAGCAGCGCCTTGGCGATCTGCAGCTCCGGCCCGAAACTGATGTTGTCGGCAACCTTGACCTGAACCTTCAACGTGCCGTCGAAGCTCATCAGGGTGATGTTGCCCTTCATGCCGCCCCGCCGCGCGGCGTACTGTTGCTCCATCATGGCGACGAAGGCGTCGACGTCGTCGAAGGTGTGCTCGCGGAACCGGGCGACCTGTTCGGCCAGCGGCTGGGCGTAGGAGACCACCTTGCGGACCATCTCGTCTTCGAGAAGGTGCTGCGCCTTGACCGATTCCTGCGGCACGAGCGCTCCCTTGGCGTCGCGCATGTACAGCTTGCCGCCCACCGCGATGGCGGGCGCTTCGAGTTCGATGTCCGAGAGTGTGGTTGTCACGATCAGTAGCTCCGGTTGCGGGGAGAAATTCCCCAGGTTGACAGGATGAAGGCGATCCAGCGGGCGATCGGCCCGGGCGTGCGGCGGCGGCTCATGGCCGGTCGCCCTGGATGACGGTGAAACGGCCGTTGATCACCGGCGGCGGCGGGTTGCGCTCGGCGATCTCGATCAGCTCCAGGCAGTCGAAGGCGTGGGCGATGATCCACTCGAAGCGGGCGCGCGGGATCTGGCCCAGGCGCATCTCGTTGCGCAGCATCGTCAGGGTGTGGCGCAGTTCCTGGGTGTCGGTTTTCATGCCGCCACCTCGTCGGCCGGCAGCAGCTGCTCGATGGCGACGGCCGTGATCGCCACGCGGTGCTTGAACAGCACATCCTTGAGGACGCGCCGGCGCAGGTTGAGGTGCAGGTCGCGCATCGCACTGGGCGGCTTTTCGGCGACCAGCTCGAAGGCGTCGCGGGCCTTCAGGATTTCTCTCGCGGCTGACTGTTTCATGCCGACTCTCCAAACCGCTGCGCCCACGCATCGCGCAGGTCGGTGACATCGAGCGGGGCGCCGCCGGCCCGCGCCGCGCGGACCGCCAGTTTGAGCGTCTTGGTCAGGGTGCGGATGCCGCCTGACTTCCTGCCGATCTCGTGCAGGTAGGCGAGGCTGGCGCCGCGCTCGACGCCCCAGGCGGCGGCGATGATGGTGATGTCGTCGACCAGCGGGCGGGGCTGGCTGTGGCGCACGCCCAGGCGGGAATAGAGCTGGGGAAATTTCTTGAGGTTCGCGGTGAGCGTTTCGTCGCCGCTGAGCACCACGCCCGCGCCGGTCTCGTCATGGATGGAGCGGACCTCTTCCAGCGCCGGGGCCGACAGGTGCTGCGCCTCGTCGATAATCAGCAGGGCGCCGGCGTTGCGCAGGCGGGCGCGGACGCGCTCCGACAGCGTCTGCGGCGTGCCCTTGGCGTCGCGCTCGCCCATCGCCGCCAGCAGGCCGATCAGGGTGGTCGGCACGCCGCGCCCCGCCGGGCTGGCGGTCATCACGAACACCTGCGCGTGGGTGGCGGCGTACTGGCGGATGCTGGCCGTCTTGCCGACGCCGGGAGGCGTGGAGATCAGGCCCATGTCGCCCAGCTGGCTGAGCGCCATCACCGTCATCATCCGGCGCGACGACACCGTCGGCTGAAAGTCCGGCTCGGCCGGCATCGCCGACTCCAGCGCCTCTTTTTCTTCGAGGCTCAGAAAGAAGCGGTGAATTTTCCCGGCGATGTCATGGGCGCCGTAGTAGTTGCCCGAATTGTATTTGCCGGGCGCCCAGCTGCTCAGCGTGCCCTGCGGCACGCCGGTGACCTGCGCCAGCGTCGACCAGGACTGCCCGGCGCGCTCCTTATAGGCGTTCAGCCGGTCGCGGAGATCGTCGATCTCCTCCGGACTGAATGTCGTCTTGCCCAGATTGGCGTTCATGGTTAGGTTTTCCTTTCTGAAGTTGCGTTGCGTTACCGGCCGGCGAGGGTGGCAGCCCGCGCCGGCCGTCGTTCATTCGACCAGGCGCAGACGTGGCGCCGGCGCGATCTCCTCGAAATTCAGACGGTCGATCAGCGGGGCGCGCATCGCCGCCGCCGCGCCGGCCGTGGCCGCGATGCGAACCGGGCGGACAAGCCTCGGCGGCTCGATCGGACCGGGGGCGTCGCGTTCCGGATCGACCAGCGCGTCGGGCGACAGCAGCGCCTCCAGCCCGACCGCCGCCTTGACCGCCTTGCGATGGTTGGCTTCCAGCCGGGCGCGGGCCTTGGCGGCGTCCTGATCCAGGAACCCGCTGGCCTCGATCACCGGGGCGGTGGCGATGAACCGGCCGTCCAGGGCGTAGACATGCACCTCGCCGTGCAGATCGTCGGGATCAAAGCGCACCGTCACCCGATCGCCGGCGACGTTCGACAGCGCCTCGGTCCAGTAGCGGTTGCCCATGAACCGCACCGCGCCGGAATTGCGATCGGTGGAGATCTGCTCGGCCGCCAGCAGCGCCATGCGCAGCTGCTCGGGGCTCGCCTTGCGGATCGGCGAGGCGGCATAGCTGGCGGCGAACACCTGGTCGAAGCTGGCGCCGTTGGCGGTTTCGGTGCGGCGCCCGACGCGGGCGTTGTGCGAGGCCATGATTTCCTCGACCCGGGCCATGAACACGTCCAGCGGAATGGCTTTTTCGCCGTAGTTTTCCGGCTTGGCGTCCGGCTTGTTGCCCGTGTAGGCGCCGGCGAACGCCGGATGCTTGGCGCCGTGGACGCAGAGGTCGCGGAATGCCCGCTCGATCGGCTTGGATTGCCCGCGAAAGGGCGTCGCCCAGTGGATTTCGATGCCGAGCGACGTCAGCAGGCCGGTCGGGTCTTCCGGTCGGATGGTGAAGCGGAATCGGGTCCTGGCGCCGCCGGTCATCGCCTTGGAGGCGAACGCGCGGCCGTTATCCAGCAGGCAGCCGCCGGGGATGCCGAATTTGCGGAACAGGTCGCCGAAGGTCAGGCGCGTCAGGGTGATATTTTCGCTCTCGCCGACCCGCCAGGCCAGGAATTTTCGGCTGAAGATGTCCTGAATGGCGACCATCATCGGCCGCTGGATGTGCCCATCGGGGAACCGCACGAACACATCCCACTTGTGGCCATCGATATTGACCAGCTCCAGCGCGTGCAGGTCGGCGACGGTGCGTTCCTGCGGCGGCAGCATGCGGCGCACGGCCTCGGCGCCTGATCGGGTGGCGATGATCACCCGGCCGTCGACCTCGCGCTCCAGCTTGCGCTGCAAGGTCTTCAGGCTGGGCAGCGTCAGGCCGCGCGCCGCCGCGTATTCCACCAGCCGCGCGTGGCAGCTGCTGAGTGTTGGGCGTTCGGGGCGCAGATAATCGCTCTTGAACCGCAGCCAGGCCTCGGTGTCGATTTCGGATTCCTTGCCGCCGCCGACCGGGCGCGGGGCCAGCCTGGGCAGCCAGTCGTGGCGCTGCACGCCGGCGACCATGGTCTGCCAGTTCCACACCGTGGCGATGGAGACCAGATGCGTGCCGGCGACGGCGGAAATCGCGCTGGTGCGGCTCTGGCCGGAGCGCTCGATGGCGGCCACCGCGTCCAGCGCGCGCTGGCGGCGTCGGGCCTCCTCGCGGACCTTTTCCGGCTGGCGCTCGAACCAGGCCCACAGGCTGGCGGAGTCGGTCGGCAGGCCGGGCATTTGCGTGACGTTCGACACCGCGATCGAGGTTTCCGGCGCACTCGCCAGCCCCCGCCGCGCCAGTTCCGAGCGCGCCGCCGGCGGCAGCAGGTCGAGGTGATATTCCAGCCCGCCGCCTCGCCCGGCGCGTGGCCGCGCCAGCGGTTCACCGGCGGCGCCGTGGCGCAGGGCCCAGCGCGAGTCGGCGGCCAGTTCATTGATCTTGCGCTTGACCTTCGGCAGGCCGGGCAGCGCCAGGGCGGCGAGATCGGCCGCGGTAAACCAGGTCCGGAAATCACCGCCGTCGGCCATCAGAGCGAGCCCCCACGTGTCATTGGGCGGGCGAGGCGTTTGGCCTGGGCGATCTCGGCGTCGAGCTGTTTGCGCTGGGCTTCCAGATGGCCCAGCCGGGCCGCGTGGACCTCCTCGCCGACCAGCAGCCGCGCGCCGATCCGCTCCAGCACGCCGTCCAGAACGTCGAACCGCCGCGTCACCGCGACCAGCGCCAGGAACCGCGACGCCGAGACGTTGTGACCCTCCCGCGCCTCGCTGGCCCAGGCGTCCAGCATGTATCGCGTGATGTCCTCGTCCAGCAGGCTCGACATCGCCCCGGCGATCTCGCCGCGGCTGCGGGAATCATCCTTCAGCACCCGCCCGACGGCGCCGGCGATGGTCCGCTCCAGCCCCGCCAGATCGGAGTCCTGCGTCGGCACGCGCGGCGCGCTGGCCGCCACGAAGGCAAAGTTGAGCTGGTCGGGGTTGATCGGGGTGCGCTTAGCCATGCCGGATGGCTTTCAGCGCGCGGGCCTTGGCGATCAGTTCGCCAAAGCCGATCTTGGGCAGATATCCCGGCGAGTCGCCCCACGCCACCAGCGCCTCGATGATCTCGATCTCCAGCGCCAGCGCGTGCGCCTCGGCGATGATCCGGCCGTGGTTCCACACGCGCCGGCCGTGCGCATAGACCAGCTGCTTGGCGACATCCTCGGAAAGATGATCCTGGTTGAGCGCCTTCTTGACCGGCCATTTGTCCATGGCGTCGGCCTGCTGCAGCGCCTGCTCGATCACGGCCACGGGAGACCCCGCCGCCAGCTCCCGCTCCGCCCAGTCCCGCACGGTCGCCCCGGCCGTTTGGTTCTGCGCCCGCAGCAGAAACGTCGGCTCATCCGCCGGGATCGATGAGACCTTCACCAGTACGTCGAGATCGGGGCGGCCGGTTTTCATGGGTTGCTTCCGATGACCAGCGTGAAGCCCTCGGGCAGGCCCTTCTTGGCCATTTCGATCAGGATTTTGGCCCGGAATTCGGGGCTGGCCATGTGCCAGAGAGACTTGATCTTTCGGGCGCGCTCTTCCTGGCCACGGCGCTCGCTCCGCGCGATCAGTTCTTCGTGCTCGTGTTCTTCTTTGCGATTGGCCGTCCGCCAGAATTCAGCTTCGGCATGCGCGCGGCCCTCCTCGGAAAAGGTCCATGCGGCGGTGCATCCAACGGGCGGGCTCGATGGCCAGTAGAAGTGCGTCATCTGGACTTCGCCCTCTTGTAGGTGACAATCCAGCCCGTCGCTTTGGCCTGTTCCCTAAAATCGCGAAGCGCTCTGGCACGCCTTTCGTCGCTCATTCGGTCCCAGCCGCCACTGAACGCGCTCGCCGCCTTATCGCCGGGATCGATGGCTATCTTCTTGAGGAGGATGGCTAACGCGGCAGCTATGCTGCCCATTTCACCGCCGGCGATCATCGCTGCTGCGGCGTTTTGTTGGTCGAGGGTGAGTTTGGAGAAGTCCGCCAGTTCCACGCGGCCAGCCGCGTTGAGAGCCTCATCAATTTTGGCGACTATATCTGGATGAATCGAGTGCGCGATCTGCAGGTGGGCATAGAGGTCCGCCCGGCCCAACCCGATGGCGTTGGCCGCTTCGTCACTCCAATTGTATGCAAGTCCAATAATTGGATTAGCATCAAAGAACCTTTTGACCTCGATCGGATCGTGCCGCTTCAGCGCGTTTAGCGCCTTGATCTTTTGGCCTTTTTCGGCAAGCGTCTTCATCGCCTTGTCGTAGATGCGAGCCACGTGGCGAGCCCGTTCCCAGGGCGTCAGCTCGGTTCGAAAAAGGTTCTCTCCGATTTCGCGCTGTTCCCGTTCCTCCGCATCGGCGGAGACCTGAATCGCGTCGATCGTCAGCTCGCCCAGCTTGCGTTTCGCGGCAAGCCGAGTCGCGCCGGACACCAGAAGCCAGTCTTCACGCCCCGGCAGGCGGCACACCTCGATCGGCGTGAGCTGCCCGATGGCCTCTATGCTGCCGGCGATGGCCTCGATCTTCGCCGGCGTCGGCTTGCGAAGGCGGCTCGGGGAGACAACGATCTCGCCCAGCGGAATCTCAAGGACTGCGCGCTCTGTCGGTTTGCCGGCCACGTCTAAGCCGCCACATTATTTAGACGATGCACATCCCGTTTCCGGGATGTATCTTCGCCGGCGATCGGAAACCTTTTTGGAAAAACGACGTTGAGCGGCTTCCCCAGTGCATCGGCGATAGCCACCGCAGTTTTACGGGATGATCGTCCCCGCAGAACATCGCGAACCGCCTCTTTGCCGAGACCAACCGACGCTTCGAACGCTTTGAGCGAGCCGAATCGCTTCCGCAATTCCGATTTTATGTCTTCCCGATGCATTCGGAGCCTTGCCTTATGAAAACGCCTAGACAGTCCCTAAAACGGGATTTACAAACAGGAAAGACTGATAGTCAAGCGGTAGACGAGAGAAACGAGTGGCAAAAGCATGGTTTCGCTGGTCGGCTGCGCTCCGCGATAGGGATGCGCAAGCCTGCGGAGGTGGCTCGCGCCGTTGGCGTCGCGCCCCAAACGCTGGACGGATATCTGAAGGGCGCCATGCCCAGCGCTGATCGTGCCTTCACCTTGGCGCAGGAGCTTGGCGTCAACCCGCTATGGCTGGTGATCGGCAACGGTCCTCAACGGCCGACCGATGGTGATTCGGATTGGCTGGTGGTTCCGCGTTACGATTTGCGGTCCTTTGAAGATGACGTCTCGCCCGAGCCAATCGGTACTGAGCGTATCCGGCGGGACTGGATTGCGCGGGCCGTCCACAGCGCCAAGGGCCTCTGGGTCGCGGATCTACTATCCGACGCGATGCCTGACCTGGGCCGCGAAGGCGACACGATCCTTTGTCGCGATGTCCAGCCTCCGCTTACCGACGGCTGGACCTATGTTCTGTTGCTGGACGGGCGCGTGATCATTCGTTTGGTTCAGGCCCGCGCCGATGGCGTCGTTCTTACCGCCGGTAGTTCCGCCATCGATCCTATCACAGTCGAACCGGATCAGTTCGAAGTCCTCATTCCTCTCGGCCGCGTGGTCGGGAGACTTAATCTGCAGGCTGTTTAGGAGGGAAGCATGGTGACGCCCGAGGAGCAGGCTAGGCTCAATGCCGTAGCGCTCATCAAGGCCCAGAAAGAGGAGGAATCCAAGAATCTCGGGTTGGGTTGTCTCACACTTCTGATAGTCTTTTTTTTGCTTTGGTTGTTCTTCGGCTCCGGGTGTTTTGGCCATCACCAGGACAGCACTCCTACGGCCGCCTCGGATGCGACAGCTCCAGCGCCGGTCGCCGCACCTGACCCCGCAAAGGATGCGCAGGATGAGCGTTTCGCCGCGGAGGTCGAGGCTCGCCAGCTTGTTCTGGGCATGCTGAAAGACCCAGCGTCGGCCGACTTTGGCGATATCACCGGATATGCGCCGCACGTGGCGTGTGGCAGTGTCAATGCGAAGAACGCTTTCGGCGGCTTCGCGGGTCAAACACGTTTTGTCTATCACATCGACGATGTCAGTCTTGACGATGGCGGCGGGAAATTCGGCAAACTCTGGACCAAGTGGTGCGTCGAGCGGGCCAGCGGCGCCATGCCGACGGGCGTCCTCGGCCATGCTTTGGGCTCACATCCGACGCCCGATCTGAAACCGATCAGTGATCCCTCCGACGAAAAGATTCAGATTTTTGTTCCCGTGGTTCCAGTGGCGTCCTTCGAGGCTGTTCCTGTCAAATCCGCTGACTTCGGCTATGACCACGGGCGGCTTTTTTTCGCCGAGATCACCGTCACTGGCGAGGCCAACCGCCAGGCGCTCAAGGATGTGCTGATCAAGACCTATGGGCCCCCGTCGTCGATGGGTGATCAGGTCAAGTACTTGAAGTGGAATTGGCCGGACGCAAAGGTCTCGATGCGCGTCGACTTCGATTCCGACAAGCCAGAAGCCACGGCCCGTTGGGCCGATGATAGCGATAGCCGCAAGTGACCCAGCCCAGTTTCGCTTTTGTTTCGTTTCAACCCTCTGACCTTTGAAAGGATCAGTTCCATGAAGTCATTGTTCGCTTTCACCGCCGCTCTCGTCTGCGCCGCCGGCAGCTGCTCGGCGCTGGTGAAGTTCAGCCCGCCGTCCACCGCGTTCACCGTGACCGGAAAGCTCGATATTACGCCCCCCACCGGCGCTCCCTTCCTTTGTCCCTACAGCATGACCGCGGCGACCACATCGACCGGCGGCGTGACGGTGACCGGCGCGACATTCTGCGCCGGTGTCTCGCCCGTGGGCCTGCCATGGACCTGGAAAGCGGTCCGCCTCAGCCACGGCCACATCATCACCAACTGGAACCTGGTGATCCCCGGCGCGATCTGCGGCGCGGTCGCCGAACCCTCCACCCTGAGGGCCGGCGCGCTGTTCGTCACCGGCTCCGTCCTCAGCCCCGGCGGCTGCGACGTGCTCAGCGCCGCCACCACCTCGCCGTCGATCAGCGTCACCAAATAGGGGGCCCAGTTCCGCGCCACCTCCGCAGGCCCGGCCGCCACGCCGGGCCGTTTTTTTGTTCTATATTTCAATCCCTTATCAAACTGGGCCCCCTCCCGCCGAACTGGGCCCCCGAGGGTCCCACTTCCGCATGCTGTGAGTCCCAGTTCACGCCCTCTTTAGCGACCTGGAGGGCTGTCGCGGCATGCCCAAAACCTCAATCTTAGAAAGCACTTAGCGGTTCCTCAGAAGCCCCTGAGAGGCCGAGCCTTGACCCGGCCCGACTCTAAATGCTCCTGTCTCGACCTATGTCTAAAACCGCCCCGACTCTAGACATACCTCGACGCCGCCGCCGGGCCATTTTTTTAGAAGGTCTCTTTGAATCTCTTGGATTTTATCCCACCTGAGTTCGGTTCATCCCGCCCCATCCCGGACTCCAGAACCTCTTGTCCCCTAACAATC